CGAGCCGTTGTCGGCGCTTACGCTCGTGCACAGGCCGTGGGTCGTCGGTGCGGCTCGCTACGAGGACGACGAGTACCTGCGAGCGTGTCTCATCGACCGCGGAGGCGATGCAGACGTGAAGTTGCGCTGCTCACTTCCGGTGCTCGAGCCCGACGGCAATTTGAACGTCAACGCTCTGAAGCCTGCCGCCGACGTGTTGTCGGGAGCACGCGCTGGACTGCGCGGGGTTTCGCCGACCGACAAGGCGAAGGCAGCTCGAAAGCTCTTGCGCTACTACGCGCAGGCGGACATGGATCCGCCCCCCAGCTTGCGGCGAGTTGCCGCGAGTTAGTACCCTGCAAGACGAACGGCGCACCCCGCCGAAGCCACTCGGACACCCCGCCTAGCTAGCGGCACCCCCGTTTCGGCCCTGAGGGCGGCACCCGCTGGGACACGTAATCCCAACCGGAAGGTGCAAGGCATGTCACAGCTAGGAACCACGCGCATGCGCCTGGAGCGGCTCGCCGACGAGCGCGACAAGACCGGCGAGAAGATCGAGGACATGCTCAAGATGGCGGAAGACGAGAAGCGCGATCTCGCCGACGTCGAGCAGACGCAGATCACGAAGCATCGTGAGCGCTACGCCGAGCTCGAGGACGAAATCGTTGTGCTCGCCTCCGACATCGAGCGCACGGAAGGCTCACGCGACGTGAGCAAGCTCCTGCGCTCCGAAGACGAAGACGACGGTGGCGACAGCGGGAAGCGCTATGCGACCGCCCGCTCGAACCCCGGCGCGATCCATCGCACGTTCGCAGAGTTCGCTCGCGATCAGTTGATCGTGGACGAGAAGTACGGGCCGACGATCCTCTCGAAGCTCGGAGGCGACGGCAGGGCAACTCGCGAAGCAGCGCAGGAACGCCTTGAGCGCACGCTGCAGAACACGACGACGAGCACGGTCTCCGGTCTCATCATCCCCACGCACATGACCGAGATCATGGACATCATCGACAAGTCGCGGCCGGTGGTCGCTTCTGGTCGTGACGTCCCGCTCGATCGTGGCTCGATGACCTACCCGCAGATCACCACGCGGCCGACGGTTACCCTGCAGTCCTCGGAAAAGACCGAGGCTGGCACGGTGGGCCCGGTCGTGACGTCTGCGACGCTCACGGCGAACACCTACCTCGGCGCTGCGAACATCTCCTGGCAGGCCGTGAACTGGTCGACGCCGAGCGTTCTGTCGCTGTACTTCGACCTCGCGGCAGAGGCATACGCTCGCCAGACCGAAGGTGTGGCCTGCGAAGTGCTCGAGACCTCCAACATCGGCACCGTCGGCACCGCCTCCGGGCGACTCGGCACGGCCGGTACGGAGTCCTTCAGTCAGTGGCGCGCTGGCGTGGTCGCTGGTCTCAGCGGCATCTACACCGCCACGAGCGGGCGCCATCGCACCAACACGCTGTACCTGTCGGCTAACCGCTTCTTCCAGCTGGCAGCGCTCGGAACCGACCAGCTGACGCAGATGTCGCCGGTCGGATCGCTCGACGTCGGTTCGATGACCGGGAACTTCTTCGGTCTCAACGTCGTCGGTTCGTACGGGTTCGACCAGGACACGGCGATCGTCGGGGACTCGGGGGCTCTCCTCATCGGAGAGAACGAGGGCAACCCGGTCGAGATGCGAGTCGTGGAGCCGGCCATTGGCGGCTGGGAGGTGGGGCTCATCGGAGCCTTCAACGCTGCGGTGTTTGACGTCAACCGCTTCTATCACCTCGGTACGCACCTGTAAGACACCTGGGGGGCGGGGCTACGGCCTCGCCCCCTCGTTTACCTAGGAGGTTCGATGGCTGACGCGCATAAGAACCTCGCCGTCTCAGCGGTGGCAACGGCCCCGTCGCCGCCACTCTCCGGTACGACGCTTGTTGTCACGACGGGGCAGGGGACGCGCTTCCCGGCCACTCCGTTCAACGCGACGGTCTGGGCCACGGGGTTCCAGCCCGACCCGACCAATGCGGAGATCGTTCGCGTCACGAACATCACCGGCGACACGCTGACCATCAGTCGCGCCGAGGAAGGTACCTCCGCTCGAGCGATCGTTGTCGGAGATCAGATCGCCGCGACGATCACGGCCAAGACGCTAACGGACGCCGAAGCACCTGATGGGATTCAGGGTGTTGCGGCATCGGACACCACCTACAGCTCGGGGACAATCTCGCTGACGGGCGTCGGCGGTGGCGTCACCGTCTCGAGCAACACCGGCCAGCGCATCGACATCTCGGTCGCCGCGCAGTCGATCCAGCCAGAGACCCAGACTTTCATCGGCGGTGTATCAGCGTCCGACACGCTGTATACGTCGGGCTCCGTTCGACTGACAGGCGTCGGGGGCGGTATCACCGTCTCCTCGAACACGGGGCAGCGCATCGACCTCTCGGTTGCCGCTCCCGTGGCGCAGACAGTTCAGACGCAGAACGTCGTCGATCTGACTCTCGCCGGGAACACCGCCGGCGCACTGGCGCTCATCTCGAGCGGTACGGCCACGCTTGCGGGTGGCAATAACATCACGCTTTCGCAGGCCGGGAACGCCATCACGATCTCGGGTGCCGCCGGTGGTGTTCAGACCGCTATCTCGGGTATCGCCAACTCCCAGACGACGTATACGTCAGGCACGGTCAGCCTCTCGGTCGTTGCTGGCAACCTTACGATCCGCTCGACGACGGGGCAGGCGTTCCAGTTCTCGGCATCGCAGTCGGTTCAGCCCGAGACGCAGACAGCGATCTCCGGTCTGGCGAACTCGCAGACCACCTATACGTCGGGGACGGTCAGCCTGAGCGAGTTGGGAGCGATCACCATTCGCTCCACGACCGGCAATCAGTTCCAGTTGTCGGTCAATGCTCAGACCACCCAGACGCAGGGGATACTGAGCGCGGGAGTTTCGACCGGCGGCAACACGGCCGGTAACACCCAGGTCTCGACGGGTTCTCGCTTCGTGCTGGTGGGAACCAACATGGTTTCGCTCTCGCAGGGAACTGCCGCCGGCGCGTCCACGGTCACGATCGACGCCACGAACCAGAACCTCTCGGTCGGTGCTTCTACCGGAGGCAACACGGCGGGGAACACCACGGTCAACTCCGGCTCGAGGCTGGTCTTCGTCGGCTCCAACAACATCACCGTCTCGCAGGGGACGGCGGCGGGAGCGACGACGCTCACCATTTCCGGGCCGTCCGTCGCTGGGGCTCAGACCGGCATCTCGGGGATAGCGAACAGCCAGACGACGTACACGAGCGGCACCGTCTCCTTGAGCGAGCTCGGAGCGGTGACCATTCGCTCGACGACCGGGCAGCAGTACCAGATCAGCGTCAACTCCCAGACCGTCCAGACGCAAGGGATTCTCTCAGCCGGTGTCTCGACTGGTGGGAACACAGCAGGCAACACCCAGGTCTCGACCGGCTCGAGGTTCGTGCTCGTCGGCTCGGGGAACCTGACCGCCTCGCAGGGGACTGCCGCTGGCGCCACGACCGTAACCCTTTCGGTTGCCGCTCAGTCGGTGCAGCCAGAGACACAGACCGCCATCTCCGGGATTGCGAACTCCCAGACCACGTACACGTCAGGGACGGTGTCGCTGTCGGAGCTGGGCGCGATAACGATCCGCTCTACGACTGGCAATCAATTCCAACTCTCGGTCAACAGCCAGACAGTTCAGACGCAGAACCTGCACAACGTCACGCTCTCGGGCAACACCGCGGGAGTCATGGCGCAGATTTCGAGCGGGACGATGACCCTCGCCGGAGGGAACAACGTCACTCTTTCCCAGGCGGGTAACGCGGTCACGATCTCTGCCGGCGGTGGTGCTGAGACTCAGACCGCCATCTCGGGCATCTCTGCTTCCAACACGCTCTACACGTCGGGGACTGTGCTTTTCACTGGCTCGAACATGATCACGGTGAAGTCCTCGGCCGCTGGGCAGACGGTCATCCTGGATGCCACCCAGTCCGTCCAGACCCAGGACGTGCTTTCCATCGGTGTGTCGACGGGTGGCAATACCGCCGGGAACACGACGGTCAACACGGGCTCACGCTTCGTGGTCATCGGATCCGGGAATCTCACCGCGTCGATGGCGACGGCCGCTGGTGCAACGTCGCTGAACCTGTCGGTGGCCGCGCAGTCGGCGCAGACCGGCATCTCGGCGATCTCGAACTCGAACACGACCTTCACGAGCGGCACGATCGGCCTTTCTGAGCTGGGCGCCATCACGATCCGCTCGACCACGGGCAACCAGTTCCAGTTCTCCGTAAACAGTCAAACCGCTCAGACGGGGATCAGCGCCCTCTCGAACTCCAACACGACGTTCACTTCGGGAACGGTGGGGTTGTCCGAGCTCGGCGCAATCACCATCAGGTCGACGACCGGCAACCAGTTCCAGTTCAGCGTCAACAGCCAGACGGTGCAGACGCAGGGGATCCTGAACGTCGCACTCTCGAACATCGGGAACACGGCGGGGGATACCGGGATCAACTCCGGTACGCGGATGGTGCTCGCAGGTGGCAACAACATCACGCTGTCGGCGTCGACGGCTGCGGGTGCCACCACGGTGACCATCTCTGCTCCCAACCTGGGGGCCGGGGCGATGAGCGCGGGTGTGTCCAACCTCGGGAACACGGCAGGCTCGACGGGGGTTACAGGTACGCAGCTAGTGCTCGTCGGGACGAACATGGTCTCTCTTTCCCAGTCCACGGGGGCCAACGGTGGCACGGTGTCCATCAACGCCACTCAGTCCGTGCAGACGCAGGGCGTCCCGTTGATGGGTGTGTCCACCGGGGGCGCGACCTCGGGAGACACCACGGTCAACTCTGGTACGCGCTTCGTGCTCGTGGGCACTAACCTCACCATGTCTCAGGGTACGGCGGCGAATGCCACCACGGTCACGGTCTCTGCTCCCGCCACTTCGTCGCTTTCGGGTTCGGGTGGCATCGAGATCTCCACGAACGGCTCCACGATCTCTATTGGCTACGGGAACAACCTGGCCGACTGGCAGAACATGCCGAGTCCCAACGCCACGCTTCTGACCCATGTGTCGGGGATCTCGAAGACTCCCTTCTACTGGAACGATCACATCGACGGTGACCTAACTGCCCAATCGTTGGCGATGAAGATTTCGATGGTCACCGCCTCCCAGCCGCTCTCGGTGAGCGTCCACCTCGGCGTCTATACCTTCGTCAACGCGACATCAGCGAGTCGGCTTGCGTCGCACTCGGAGGCGTATGTCGTCTCGTCTGCGACTTCGGTGTCGCTTTCCGGTGTGCGCAATCTGATAATGACCGGCATCGGTACGCACGCGACGCTTTCAACGATGAGTGCTGGCGAGTACATGTTTGGGCTGATGTTCTCAGCCACCGCTACTAACGCCATGAACTTCTCGCTGATGGGCGCAAACAGCGTGATAGGTGCGTTCGGTGGGCTCTACCCAGGCACGAACAACGTCAGCGCTGGAACTTCTCAGGGCATCCAGGCTCTCCAAGGCCGAGGTTCGACAACGGTCAATGCCATGCCACCGACTGTTCAGGCGTCTGAGCTCGTCAACTACGGGCAGGGTGCGTCCATGGCGCTACACCCCTGGCTCTACATTCGTTCGTGATGAAAGTAGGTGGCAATGTGGACGTCGCCATCAGTCTCACCGATTCGGACGGCATGAACCTCAACGGAGTCGTAGGCGTCGCTGTCACTGCTTCCCCGCCTACCAACCTCTCGAGGGTCGAGCTCTACATCGACGACGTGTTGGTCCGGTCGAACGCGGCATCTCCGCTGACTTATGACTGGAACACGGTCACGGCGACGAACGGCAGTCACATCCTGCGCGGCGAAGCCGTCTACAACAAGCGGCGCTCGAAGACGCAGATTGCGGTGACGGTGAACAATTCGGCGCCGCCGCCACCTCCACCACCCTCAGGCTGGCCGGCTTCCTATTTCACGGGGCCACTCGGCTCTGAGAACATCCTTCCGGCCGTGAGCACCGGTTCGCTCTTGAATCTGTGGAGTGGTGGTGTCGGGAACAACGCGGACAGTCGCGCACTTGTGCAATCGCGAATCGCTGACTCAGGCCGGACGCCCGACTGTGTTGCCACTAAGCTCACTGGAGCTGATCTTGCGAACGGCGACTCCTACTCTCTCGGGGGAGCCGGGGGGAGGGGTGAGATTTGGATTCACTCGCTCGGTGCGGTTCCTATCGTGTCCTGGGACTGGAACGTCACTCCGGCCTCGGTTGCCGCAGGGACGCAAGATGCGTCACTCTCGACGGTTGCCACGAGGCTTGCAGGAGCGGGCTATCGCATCATCCTGAGACTCTGGCGCGAGCAGAACATTCAGAATGCGACGGCGTTCTTCACTGGTGACATCAATGACACGCAGCCGCAGCTCGATCAGATTGCGGCTGACTGGAAGGCTGGCTGGCAGTACGTGGTCAACTACTTTCAGACGAACGGAGCGACCAACGTCGGCTTCTGCTGGTGCCCTTCCGAGAAGGCAAATCGCAACAACGTCTCGGGACAGAGTGGGCGGAACCAACTACTCGCGACGTATCCAGGCGATGCATATGTCGACTGGATCGGAGCTGACGGCTACAACCGCGCCGGCACCTCGTGGTCAACGCCAACCCATAACGGCTGGGCGTCCTTCAATGAGGTCTTCAACTACCACACGCTCGGGTACGTGAACCCGGCGCTGGTCGATGAGTACACGAGCAAGCCCTTCTACGTCTGGGAGACGGGCTGCAAGTACGACCCGAGCTCGCCATCGCGCAAGGCGACCTGGTTCAAGGACATTGACGACGTCGCCAAGGACTCGATGTCCAGGCTGCAGGGCGTGCAGTTCTTCGACGAGTGGGTGTCCGCTGAATCGAACGACTGGCGCGTTGATCGCGACCAAGTCAGTGGTACCGGACTTCCGCAGGGCAACTTCGATCAGACGACCTACGACGGCTGGCTGGATCTCGCCGGTCGTGCACGCTGGAACGTGGGAGTCGCAGGCGGCGCGACGTAGGTGCCTGCTCCTCCTCTCACGAACAACTTCGAGACGCAAATCGCCGATGGGACGGTCATTACGACTGCCAACAGCGATGACGGTACGCCTTCTGCGGGCGACGCCTTCAGCGCCATTACCGGCAGTCCCACCTTCTCGACCACACAGGCGCACCTGGGCACGCTCTCGATGCGCATTGATACCACTGGGACATACGCTGAGACACACGCAGCTTGGACTGGTTTGGGCTCGATCACGACCAGTGTCTGGTTTCGGGCCTATGTCTATCTCACCGCCTTCCCCGTGGCAACGGTGCTGCGTTTGTTCACTGCTCGTACAGCAGCGAACGCCAACAGTGGGTTCCTCAGCATGACCACTGCCGGGAAATTGCAAGGCTTGAACGCGGCGCAGTCGGGAACTGGGCAGACGATAGCAACGGTTGCGATAGCACTTGATCAGTGGGTGCGAATCGAGTGGCGCGTCGTCTCCTCAGCCACGGTGGGAGAGTTGGAGTGGTGGCTCTACAACAACCCCGAGGCGCCAATCGGCTCATATACCGATCATCAGATCGGCACCGGGTTGGTGCTGGGAGCGAACACCGACGGTATTCGTTGGGGGCCGTCTACAGTCACCGGCCCTGCCAACTTCGTGTATTACACGGATGATGTTGCCGTGTCCACGGTTGCGCAGATCGGCGGGCAGCCTCTCGCCCCGACACCGATCGCGTGGGTTGCGGCATGACCAAGCCTGAGATCATCCTCGGAGGCAACGAGGGCTTCCACAACGCGAATCCCGAGTTTACGCAGGAGCGTCTGAAGAAGGGCAAGCAGTACCGCGACCTCTCCACCATCTGCGTCGTGCCCACTCGCGGCATGATCCCGGCTCGGGTCGTCGAGTCCTGGATGGGACTGATGGCGCCGATGAACAACGCCTTCATACGCATCTTCGTGAGCGGGATGGAGGTTGGGGATGCCTACAACCAGGCCGTCGAGCTCATCCTCAACCATGAGCAGCTCTCAAAGTTCAAGTACCTGCTAACGCTCGAGGAAGACAACATGCCCCCTCCCGATGGGCTGCTCAAGCTCATCGAGTCGATGGACGAATATGCGGCCGTGGGTGGCATCTACTTCACCAAGGGTGAGGGTGGGCAGCCGATGATTTACGGCGACCCCAAGGCGGTGCTCTCGTTCCAGCCACAGGTCGTCAGGCCGGACACGGTGCAGGAGTGCAACGGGCTCGGGCAGGGCTTCACGCTGTTCAACATCGACATGTTTCGCGATCCCAAGATCGAGAGGCCGTGGTTCAAGACTGTGCAAGAGTGGGATCCGGCAACGGGCGCGGCCGTTGGAACGCAGGATCTTCACTTCTTCTCCAAGGCTAGGAAGGCGGGGTACAGAGTGGCTTGTGACACGCGCGTAAAGGTCGGGCACCTCGATACGGATACGGGGATCGTCTGGTGACTACGAAGGCGAAGGTTCCTGGTACGAACGGCAAGACCGACGTCAAGATCCATGCGCCCAAGAGGCTCGACATCGCGTGCGGCCAGAACAAGCAGCCAGGATTCAAGGGCATCGACATCGCCGGTGACGCCGACATCGTCCACGACCTGAACGAGATTCCGTGGCCGATCAAGGCGAACTCGGTGGAGGAAGTGTTCTGCTCGCACTACGTCGAGCACATCCCTCATTACCGACCCGGCTGGGATCGCGACGGCTGGTGGCTGTTCTTCGACGAGCTGTACCGGGTGATGAAGAACGGCGGTACCGCCACGTTCATCCATCCCTACGCGCAGAACTCACGGGCGTTCTGGGATCCCACGCACGTTCGCTTCATCCATGAGACGACGTGGTACTACCTGCACCGCGACTGGCGGGTCGGCAACGGGCTCGACCACTACCCCGTGGCATGCAACTTCGAGGTCGTGACCATCGACGCTCTGGGCATCGCCGACGAGTACATGGCGCGGAATCAGGAGCAACAGAACTACGCGCGCACCCACTACTGGAACGTCATCCCCGACCTTAGAGCGCAGATCACGGCGTTAAAGTGACATGGGCTCCTTGGCGTTCGGCGCCGGCTACTTCGGGCAATACGCAACTGGAGGAACCGTTGGCATAACCGTCACGTTGATGGATCCGATCTACACCGGACACATCGCGTACGGCGACCAGGGGCAGAATGGCTTCGGCGAACAGGGCGAGATTTCTGACACGGTCGGTGGGGTCATTGAGGAAGACACGGAGGTGTTGGTGTGACAGTCGTCGTCTCGCTTGAGGATTTCCGCCCGGCCCCGCGCTATGACTCGCTGCCGTGGACGCAGGCCCAGATCCAGGAGGGCACTGCCTCGACGGGTGCATGGACGACGCTGGAGACGATCGCACTGTCGCCGGTCGACGAGGATCCTGCCAACCCGGCCTATCGCAATTTCACTACCGCGCTCGGAACAGCCGAGGAGCAGTGGTACCGCATCGTTTTCCTCGACGCTACGGCCGCGACCGGGCTACCCACGATCCCGATTCAGAACATCGAGGACGACCGCCAGGTGTACGCGTCCGTCTCTGAGCTCGCGCAGTTGCTGCGTGTCAACGCGAGCCAGCGCCACGACTCGCTGATTCGGGTTCTCAAAGCTGCGGCTGACGAGATCGACCACGAAATCGGCACCGTGGATATCAACGGGCTTGCGACGCCCTACTCCAATCCGCCAGCCTTGGCTCGCGAGGTGAACCTTGAACGTGCCGTCGAGCACTGGAAGCAGGAGCAGGCACCGTTCGGGCTTATCGGGCTCGGTGACGAGACGCTGGCGTACACGGCTCGCGATTCCTGGGATCGACACGCGCACAAGCTCGCCGTCCTCAAGGGCTCCTGGGGCATTGCGTGAGTCTCGCGCTCATCGCAACCGCACTGGCGGATCAGATCAACGATGAACTGTGCGGTACTGCCAATCCGGTCATCGAGAACTTGCAGGTCGAAGACCGGCGGCACCCGAACCCGACGCCACCAGCAATCGACGTCTACCCAGGCTCTCCTTGGACTGAGGTGATCGGGTATGGCAACGCACGGCAGTACTGGTTCAACGTGCGAGCTCGAGTGGGGACGGCCGACAACGAGGCGGGGCAGGACTTGCTGTTTGCGATGATGGATAACTCTACTGTCGAGTCGGTGGAAGCAGCGATTCGTTCGACCAAGACCTACGCCGGCGCGACGCTTGGAGACATCGAAGCGCTGGAGTACGGTCTGATATCCGACATCGACGCGCAAGGTGAGTCGTTCTATGGCTGCGTCTGGAGGGTCGCGGTCATTCCATAACACGGGAGGCGCATTGAGGATTCTCTGGCTATCCAACAGCCCGCTTGTGCAGTCGGGCTACGGCGAGCAGACAAAGCTGTTTACACCGCGCATACGCGACCTCGGACACGAGGTGGCGATCGCAGCGAACTTCGGCATCCAGTCAACGGTGACGGTGTGGGACGGCATGGCCGTCTTCCCGGCGCAGGCGCACAACGCGACCGTCTCGACGTTCGCACGACACCACAAGGCCGACTGGGTGATCATGCTCTACGACTCATGGGTGATGAAGCCCGACGACTGGGACGACGACCTCGAGCACGTCGCGATGTGGGCGCCGGTTGACGAGTGGCCTCCCCCGATCGCGGTCATGGAGGTGTTGAAGCACGAGAAGGTGCAGCCCATCGCGATGTCGCGGTTCGGCGAGCACTGGCTCAACAAGGCGGGGCTCGAGCCGCTGTACGTGCCGCACGGTGTGGACACGCAGGTCTTTCGTCCGATCGAGGACGGGCGTCGTGTCGCACGCGAGATCCTGGCGATGCCCGAGGACGCCTTCGTCGTGGGGATGGTGGCGGCGAATCGCGGCTGGTCGCTGCACGCTTGCCGCAAAGCCTTCCCGCAAGCCTTCGACGCGTTCGCACAGTTCGCGCGCAAGCACGACGACGCGTACATGTACTGCCACACGCAGGCGACTCCCGCCCCGCCGGGCATCGACCTCGTCATGTGCGCGCGGGCGCTGGGGATCCCTGAAGACCGCATAGCTTTCCCGCCGGACGTGGCGTGGCACCTGCACGTCATGGACAGCGCGTTCGTCGCCGGGATGATGAACGGCTTCGACGTTCTGCTCAACGCCTCCATGTCCGAAGGGTTCGGCATCCCGATCATCGAAGCGCAGGCGTGCGGCGTGCCGGTCATCACCAGCGACCACTCGTCGATGCCGGAGCTCACGCAGTCGGGGTGGCTCGTCTCGGGGGATCGCTGGTGGGACGGTTCGCAGCTCGCGTTCGGGATCATGCCGTCGGTGGACTCGATCCTCGAACGGCTCGAGGAGGCATACGAGAACCGCGGCAACC